TATGGTTGTGAGGGGGGTGTCGAATGAAAACATATAAATCAAGTGACCTAACACACAAACGCGCCGAGGTTCTAAAAGAAGCGGCAGAGAATGGCGTTATCATTCATCAGCTAGAAACTAACGGAGTGGTTAGGCAAGAGTTTGTATTGTGCTCCAAGGCCAAGCACGAGGAAAGTAATGATTGATTCGATAATATGGTCATTACTGCTGGTTGTGACACTGGTTTCACTTCCTGCATACTTTGTGCTTTTTTGTCAGAGAGGCAAAAGCAAAAGGCTGATCGAGTACTCGTACTTGGCGATTTATGTGTGTCTAGGGTGTTGGGTATGTGTTTACCTGTACTATGGCCTGATTTACCTTAATGTCTAATTTTGGCCGTGCGAACCAAAGCGCCTTAACTGGCGTTTTTTATTACCTAAAATCCACCGCCGAATAAAACACAGTAACACCACCACAAAACGAATTATATTCGGTTATTTGCTAGTATGCGAAATTAGTTGTAAAATAAATTAAAGGTTTACGTTACACCTAAAGTAACGGCTAAAATTCTCCGAAAGGTGCTTAAAATGTCAGATGAAAATAACGAGGGTATAGTAATGCCTGCTGTGGTTAGTGATAAACCAGCCACTGAAGAAATAACACAACCCGAAATTATCGCTGATTCATCCCCAGCTAGTGAAGATAATCACGAACAAAAATCAAACGGCGTTCAACAGCGTATTAATGATTTAACAGCAAAGCGATACCAAGAGACACGCAGAGCGGATGACGCGATTGCAGAGCTAGAACAACTCAAGGCTCAACAATCAAATCAAACTCCAGCATCTCAACCCGCGCAAGAACTTAGTGCGCCTGCATTGCCTGATGATTTGTACGATGAAGAAGCTATGCGGAAATACCACGCTGACAGCCTAGAATATAACAAACAGGTTGCTCAAAGTGCTGCACAGTCTCAATTTGAAAGCCAACAGCAAGCGAGCAAGCAACAAGACGCAAATGCAAAGCATCAAGTAGTTATGGATAAATATGCAGCCAACGCAACACGCGACGGTGTAGATTTTGACAAACTATTAGTTGCAGAGCGTACACTTAAACAAGCTGGCCTTAGTAATGAGTTGGGTTCGTACTTAATGAATGACAACAACGGCGCTAAGATAGTGGAATATCTAAACGATAACCCCGCTGAAATGCACGATATTATGCAGCTAGATCCTGTATCTGCTGGAATACGCATTGCCACTGAGATTAAGCCTAAAGTTTTGTCGCAAACTCCTAAAGTATCTGGCGCGCCCGATCCGATTCCTGATGTAAATGGTGGTGGATATGTTGAAGTCGATGAATTCAGCAAGAAATATCCTGGCGCAGTTATAATTTAATTTTAAGGGTCTATCATGGCTAATAACTACCAAAGTAATACAAATGAAAAACTATTAAAATCCTTTATTAAGGGTTTTGAATCAAGCACAGTTTTATTAAACACTGTATCAAAACAGTTAGTAAACGATATTGACGCTTCAACCGGTGCAGGTGCCACACCTGTTAAGATGAAACGCCCCACACAGTACAAGCCTGTTCGTACTGCTGATGGTGATTTAACATCGACAGATGCAAACCCTGTACAAGTTGGTTCGGTGTATGGTCATGTTTCGGCTAACGGTTATATTACCGTTTACGTTGAAAATACACAGGTTGAAGAAGCTTTAGAAACTGACCAGCTAGACCAGCTATTATTGCCTATCGCTGAAGATATGGTTATTACGTGTGAGTCTGAACTTGCGCAGTATATGACCCGAAACGCACAGTTGCATTCTGGTGTTGCTGGTACTGCCATCAATAAATGGTCTGATGTTGCCAACGCTGGCGCATTATTCAAAGAAGTTGGCGCACCTGCTGGTAAGAAATATGCAGCTATCAACTCTTTTGATGAAACTGTACTTGCTGACCTACAAACCCAGTTAGGTGTTAATCCTGATGTTAACCAAGCTTGGAATGAAGCAGTTATTAAAACTGGCTTTGCTGGCTTGAACCAAGTTATGACTACCAATAACCTTGATGAATATACTTCAGGCGTTCCGGGTACTGGCTTAACGTTGGCAGCTACTCCGGCAGCTACTTACGTTACGTATAAAGATAGCTATCAAATGTCCTTATCGTTAACGGGTTTAACTACCACCACTGGTACATTAAAGGCTGGACAACAATTATCATTCCCAGCATCTTCCTTGTTGAATATGCGTAACGGTAAAATTGTTCGTAAATCTGGTGTAGCTGTTCCGTTTACCGTAACTGTATTGGCTGATGTTACTGCTGATGGTTCTGGTAACGCTACTGTTTTAGTTAGTGGTGCTGCAATCTTTGAAGCCGATGGCGCATATAACACAGTTAGCAAGGCGTTAGTGTCTGGCGATACCGTTACGGTTCTTGATGGCGCATCCGCTGTCGATAAGCGTCCTGCATTAGCATACTGTGAAGGTTTTGTTGGTATGGGTTCTGTTGTGCTTCCTAAGCTTCATGCTACGGATTCAAACATCATTAACCATAAAGGTGTAAGTATTCGAGTTCATCGCTTTAGTGATGGTCTTGGTAACAAAAACCGTTATCGTTTTGATATCTTGCCAACGTTTGCAACGTTTAACCCAAGCTGGGGTATTCAGTTGGAAGGTTCAGCATAATCAACGGTTAAGTTGATACGGAAAGGGCGCTTAATTGCGCCTTTTTTATGTTATTTTAAAAGCACAGTAGCAGTGCTATAATCAAATTAACTACAAAATTAGGGATTCACGATGCACATCACAATGTTAACTAGAAACGCAAAAGGCGAAGCTATTCAATGTGTAATTGACAGTTCACGAAAAGCTGACTTTGAAGCTTTAGGTTTTGTTGATCACGATTCTAAATTAAAAGCCAAAGCCGAAGTGGCTAGGCCAAAAGTAACCAAGCCAGTTAAGCCAAAATCCGAGGCTGTAAAAGATGCCTAAAAAAATTGATTTAGTACTAGGTGCTTATCAGTTAATTAGAATCAGCGGCCTAACGTCCCAAGCTATGCCAGAAGAAATAACAATAGGCATACAATCTGCTGATGACTTAGCTGCTGAACTATCCTCAACTTTAAGCACTGGCTACATTCAGCCGGCAGAATACGGCACAAGCGACCCTGATGACTATTCCGGATTAACTGCGCAAACGGCAGGCCAATTTAAAAAGCTGCTAGCACTAGAGCTGGTTAGTTATTTTGGCAAAGATATCCCGATATCATTAAAAATGAATGCTGATGCGGGTATGCGCTCACTTGAGCAATTATTAGTTAATGTAAACCCATCTCAAAACCCTGGAACATTACCTATGGGTTCTGGTAACGATTACGATTACCGAAGTGATAGGTTTTACCCTGAGCCGATTAGTGATGATGGCGCTATATATAAAAATACTTCAGATGTATTCCAATTACCGATTGACTGGAGGCAGTGGCTTGCTGGTTTGTATGAGTTAACGACGGTAACTTACGAGCACGACCCAGCTATTGTACTGACAAATGAATCTATTAATGAAACAGCATCAACTGTAACTGTAAGCTTTCTCAGAGAGGGGCAGTATTCATTATGTGCCACAGCTACCAGTACAAATGGTGATGTAATAACTGAAAAGTTCATATATAACGTAATCGACTGCAATCAGAACTACTACCCATAAGGTTTTAAAATGGCAAGTATTCCTCTCATAAAGGGCGACAAGGTAGATAATAATACCGATTACCGCGACGCCTTACCTGTAAATTATTACGCTGTTTTACGTGATATATATGGCGAACAAGGCTATATGCTCAACTATTACGGGTTGTCTGACTTTGTGACAGGCCAAGGGGTTAGCCGTGGTTCTGTATGGGTTGCCCGTATAGGTTTCGAGGGGCAGTATCGTATCTCAGGCCAAAGGTTAATTAAGATTGAAGATGATCAAAGCGTAACTGTTCTCGGTAATATACCAGGAATGGATCAAGCATCTATGACCTACTCACTAAACAACTTAGCTATTGTCGCTAGTGGTAAATTGTATTACTACAACCCCACTGATGGACTTAGGCAGATACTAGATACCGACATAGGTATACCTATCGATATTGTTTGGGCTGATTTTCGTTTTGTTTTGACTGATGGTGAATATTTATTTCAATCAGCCGAGCTTGATGAAGAGTCCTACGAGCCGCTAGATTTTACCGGTTCAGATTTTCAGCCCGATAAAATATGGGGCGTTGGTATAAATGAAGATAGCGAGTTAATGGCATTTAATGATTTAACTACTGAATATTCCGTAAAATCTGGTGCTGATAATTTCTCATATACAAGCATACAATTAAAAGCCGTCAAGGCCGGTATTGCTGGCACTCACGCCAAGATGGAGTATAAGGATAAGTGGTACACACTATCAAGAAGGTCTAATACTCAATATCAATTCACAATTATTCAATCAGGTTCATCCGAGTCAATAACTAGCCGCGAGATAGAGAAAGTATTGTCTGAATACACTGGTGATCAGTTATCAAAAACCGTCGTAGAGGTGTTCACTAAAGACGGTATCACATGGATGCTAGCCCACTTGCCAGACAAGACATTAGCTTACAATGATAATATATCAAAGACTTATGGTGTTGATTTGGCGTGGTCTATATTAAAAACTGATGTGCTTGGCGATTCCACGTATCGCGGCAAAGACATGGTTTATGATCCAAGGTTTAGTAAGTGGTGCATTGGTGACAAATTTAATTCAAGCATAGGTTTTCTTGATGATTCCGTTTGTACTCATTATGGAGAGATAGTCGAAGGGCTTTTATATACTCCCGTTATTGATATGGCTAGTTTGTCGGTTGACAAGCTGGAAATAGAAACGATACCAAGCATATCACCTAGCAATGACGCAACGGTGTTTATCTCTCGCTCTAGTGATATGAGGATAAACGGGCAAGAATGGACACAAGAATATGGCTCCAACCTGGATTATAATAAAAACTTTGAGGTTCGGCGTTTGGGTTATGTCCGCAAGGATATCACTTTTAGGTTGAGGACAGCTTCACGGTCACGGATGGCCTTTTGTAAGTTTGATATAGAGGCTAGCTAATGGCCGAAGAACCTAGAAGAACGTCTACACGAAGAGCTGTATTAAGCTACGATCAGCTAAAAAAATTAACGGTAGAATCGGGCAGTGAGTGGCCTGA